AATGGCATCAGTAATTCGTATTAAACGCAGTTCAACATCCGGCGCACCAACAACACTGGGCGCAGGCGAACTAGCGTACTCAGCATTAGCAAATAACGGCAGTAACGGCGGTGACATCCTATACATCGGTATGGGAGCAGAAACAGAAGGTAATGCAGCCAATAAAGTTGTGATCGGTGGTAAGTATTTCACCGATATGATGGACCACACCAAAGGTGTGTTGACTGCAAGTTCTGCATTGATCACTGATAGTAATTCTAAATTAGATAACCTAAAAGTCGATAATTTAGACTTAAACGGTAATACGATTAGCAGCACTGATGCAAATGGCGATGTATTCATTACGCCAAATGGTACTGGTAAAACTGTTATTACCAATCTATACATTGGTGATACAAGCACTTCTCTTTCTGAGTTCATTTTAGACGCTGTCGGTGGAACAATCACTGCTGGTAATGGTATTACTGTCACCAACGACGATGGGGCTAATACCTCTACAGTTGCTATTGATACTTCAGTTGTTGCAACATTATCAGACACACAGACATTATCTAACAAAACGTTTGTAGCACCAGTTCTCGGTGAAGCAACTGCTACTTCTATTAACAAATTAGCAATTACTGCTCCTGCGACTGGCGCAACATTAACCATCGCTGACGGTAAAACGCTAACAGTAAGCAACACTCTAACATTCACTGGTACTGATGCATCTTCTGTTGCATTTGGTGCTGGTGGTACAGTTGCTTACACTAGCAACAAGCTAAGCGCATTTGCTGCTACATCTTCTGCTGAACTGGCTGGTGTTATTTCTGATGAAACTGGTAGCGGTTCTCTAGTTTTCTCAGATAGCCCAACTCTGGTAACCCCAACTCTGGGTGCAGCATTAGCTACTAGCATCACTGCAACTTCTGGTAATTTATCGCTTTCTGCTGCTGCAGGTAATAACAACGTTAATCTAGTTCCAACTGGTACTGGTACTGTTGACGTTGCTTCTAAGCGCATCACTAGCGTTGCTGAACCAACTCAAGCGACTGATGCAGCAACTAAAGGTTATGTTGATTCTGTTGCGCAAGGTCTGAATGTTAAAGATGCTGTTCGTGCTGCTACTACCGCTGCGCTGACCGCAACATATTCTAATGGCACTTCTGGTGTTGGTGCTACATTAACTAACTCTGGTACTCAAGCAGCACTGGTTATTGATGGCGTTAGCTTGGTCGTCGGTAATCGCGTCTTGGTTAAAAATCAAGCCAGCGCATCTGAAAATGGTATCTATGTTGTAACTACTGTTGGTTCTGGATCTGTTGACTGGGTATTAACTCGCGCTGCTGATTCTGACCAATCTCCTGCTGGAGAAATTGCAGGCGGTGACTTCACTTTCGTTCAAGAAGGTACTGTTAACTTTGACTCTGGTTTTGTAATTACTACAGACGGCGAAATCACTGTTGGTACTACTGCTATTAACTGGGCTCAGTTCTCTGGCGCTGGCGCTATTGTTGCTGGTGACGGTCTAACTAAAGATGGTAATACACTAAACGTAGTTGGTACAGCAGACCGCATCAGCGTTAGCGCTAATGCTGTTGATATTGCATCTACTTACGTCGGTCAAGCTAGCATCACTACTTTGGGTACTATCAGCACTGGTACTTGGCAAGGTACTGTTGTTAGCCCAACCTATGGTGGTACTGGTGTAAACAACGGTTCTAAAACTATCACTCTTGGTGGTAATCTCACCACTAGCGGTGCGTTTGACACTACGCTGACTGTAACTGCCGCTACCTCCGTAACTCTGCCAACCACTGGCACTCTGGCAACTCTTGCTGGTACTGAGTCTCTAAGCAACAAGACAATCACTGCTTCTAGCTTTGATGGTACTACAGTATCTGCTTCTGGTAACGTCACATTCACTAGCACGACAGATGCTACTGCATTGGGAACTGCGCCAGTTGTTATGTCTGGTGGTCTATCTGTAGCTAAGTCAATGTACGTCGGTACCAATATCACTGGTGCTGGTGCAGCAACTTCTACTCTAGATGGATTTAACATCGACGGCGGTACATACTAAATAATTGGAGTAAAGGGGCAGTTTTTACTGCCCCAATTACTTTAATTGGGGTAAAGGGCAGTTTTACTGCCCTAACTACCTTTTTAGTAATCACTATGACAAATAAAGTTACTACAACACAAATTGGTTTTGTGATGTTATCGCAACCGTCATACAGACTTAAAAGGAATGTAAATGAAACTTGATTTTGAAATCGACACATCGCACGGTAAATACCGCGACGCATTACATTTACCAGACGACCACTCTTTCACGGAAGAGCAAATCACTCAGATGCAAACAGAACGAGTCAACGCATGGATTTACGCTATAGAAAATCCACCTGTTCCTCAACCTGAAATTGTTGAAATTGCTGGAGTACGTTACGAAAAGGTTGAGTTTGAAGGGCAAACTCTACTCAAACCCATACTCACTGTAGTCGGAGCGTAATTATGGCTAATCGATATTGGGTAGGTGGCTCCGCACAGTGGAATGCTACTGCCGGGACAAAATGGGCATTCACGTCTAACGGATCAGGCGGTGCGCCAGTTCCTACTATTGATGACGATGTGTTTTTTGATGTTAATTCATCAAATGCGAGCGTATCCACCTCGTCCAGCGTCTTGCCTGCAAAATCGATCAACTGCACTGGATTTACCGGCACAATAACGTTAAGCGGTACAATTAATGTTGCTGGCAATGTTACACTCAGCTCTGGTATGACCTGGGTATCGGCAGCGAACTCGCTTGTTACGTTTACTGGCTCCGGCACATTAACGACTGCTGGCAAATCCTTTAGTGCTATAGAAGTTAATGGCTCCGGTATTACGGTGACGCTTGGCGATGCGTTGAGCATGTCGGGCAGTTATCCGAATGGTGCGCTTACGGTCACGCGGGGTACATTTAATACCGCAAACTATAATGTTACGGGCAGCGCGATTGTTTCGTCAAATTCAAATACGAGAACAATCAATTTAGGGTCTTCAACGGTGACGCTCTCTCATAGCACTCCGGTCGACCTGGCTACTACCACCAACTTGACATTTAATGCAGGGACTTCGCAAATTACTGCAAGCTCATCAAATCCTACGTTCAATGGCGGCGGATTGACATTTTATAACGTTTCTTTTACCTACGCGAATACAGGCGCAGCCAATATAAACGGCGCGAACACGTTCAACAATCTGTCGATTACTGCAAATGGTACAGGGTTGAACGCACTTTCTATCAGCGCAAATCAAACGGTCAACGGCACCCTCACTTGCGCGGGGGCGTCTGCCACACAACGAGGATTTGTTCGATCAAGCGTACTCGGCACATCGCGCACGATTACTGTCGCGACCCTATCTGCAAATGACTCTGATTTCCGCGACATCACGATTGCTGGCAGCGCAGCAGGTGGTTCTCCGACTCGTGCAGGTGATTGCGGCAATAACTCCGGCATCACGTTTCCAGCTGCAAAAACGGTTTATCGAGTAGGAACCAACACGACATGGTCAGGTTCTAGCTCGTGGGCACTTTCTTCTGGAGCATCTGGAAGCAATAATAATTTTCCTCTCCCGCAAGACACGGCAGTTATTAACAACGATACCACACTGTCTGGAACGCTGTCTTTTAACTCGACATACAACATCGGAACGGTGGATTGTTCTAACAGAACCACCGCAATCACGTTAAACTATAATAACGCACAGTCAACTTTTTATGGTTCGCACGCATTCGGTTCAGGCGTAACTTCTTTCGGCACTGTAACCCAACGGTTTTCAGGTCGCGGTACGCAGACTTTTACTTCTGCTGGTAAGACAATCACGTTCCCAATTTTGGTAGAGAAACCTGTCGGCGCGTTTGAACTCGGTGATGCGTTTTCTTCGAGTAGCGGGCTTGAACTTACTGCCGGTACTCTTAATGCTAAGAATTACAACGTCAGTTGCGCCTACTTCGCCCTAGTCACCTCGGCAGTCATCGTAAGCCCACGAACTTTAACAATGGGTTCAGGTTTGTGGACGTTAACTGGGGCAAATGGAACTGGTTATGCTGGAGGCGCAGAAGTCTGGAGTTTCGGGTCTAACGCCAGTTTTACATTGAACAAAGACACTGCGAATATTCTGCTCTCCAATACCTCAACATCGTCACGCACATTTAACGGTCCAGACGGCGCTGTTTATAACAAGCTGACTATTGGCGGGGCAACCGGAGCTTCTACAACAACGATCGGCGCCAGCAACAAATCATATACGTTTAGTGAATTGGCTTCAACAAAGACAGTCACGCACACTATAAGTTTTGCTGCGAACCAGACAATCACCAAGTGGACTGTTACAGGCACCTCTGGTAATATTGTTACCGTCAATAGTACCTCCGCAGGAGTCCGTCGCACGATCACGCTAATTAATGCAACCAGCTCAGCAAACGATGTCAACTACTTAAGCGTAAAAGACATCGGAGTCACTGATGCGAATAAGTTCTACGTGGGTGCAAATTCTACTAACGGCGGCAACAATCTTAACGTGATTTTTATGACACCGCCAGCCTATGTTAACCCAACGACCCCAACAATTCGCATTAAACGCAGTTCGACTTCTGGTGACCCTACAACACTTGCTGCGGGCGAACTAGCGTACTCAGCATTAGAAAATAATGGTAGCAATGGCGGCGACATCCTATACATCGGTATGGGTACGGAAACGTCAGGTAATGCAGCGAACCATTTTGTAATTGGTGGTAAGTATTTCACCGATATGATGGACCACACCAAAGGTGTGTTGACTGCAAGTTCTGCTCTTATCGCGGACTCTAGTTCTAAGTTAGATAATCTAAAAGTTGATAACTTAGACTTAAATGGTAATACGGTTAGCAGCACTGATGCGAATGGTGATTTATTCATTACGCCAAATGGTACTGGCAAGACAGTTATTACTAATCCATATATTGGCAATAACTCTACTTCTCTTTCTGAGTTCATTTTAGACACTGTTGGTGGTGTTGTTACTGCTGGCACTGGCATCACAGTTACAAATAGTGATGTAAATAATACTTCTACCATAGCTATTAGTTCTGCGGTCGTGACGTTAACGGGCACGCAGACATTATCTAACAAAACTCTAGTAGCACCAGTTCTCGGCGCGGCAACTGCTACTTCTATTAACAAATTAACAATTACTGCTCCAGCAACTGGTTCAACTCTAACCATCGCTGATGGTAAAACGCTAACCGCGAACAATACATTAACATTCACTGGTACTGATACATCTTCTGTCGCGTTTGGTGCTGGCGGTACTGTCGCATATACTAGCAACAAGCTAAGCGCATTCGCCGCTACTACTTCTTCTGAACTAGCTGGTATTATCACCGATGAAACTGGTAGTGGTTCTCTAGTTTTTGCAAATAGCCCAACCCTGGTATCACCAACACTCGGTGCCGCTTTAGCTACTAGCATTACTGCAACTTCTGGTAGTTTAACAATCGCTGCCGAAACAGGTGATAATAGCGTTAATCTAGTGCCAACCGGAACTGGTACAGTCGACGTTGCATCGAAGCGAATCACCAATGTAGCTGAACCAACTCAAGCGACTGATGTCGCAACGAAGTCTTATGTTGATGATGTTAAGACTGGACTGATCATCAAAGATGCGGTTCGCGCTGCTACTACTGCAGCATTGACTGCCGCGTATTCTAATGGTACTTCTGGTGTTGGCGCTACATTAACTAACTCTGGTACTCAAGCTGCGCTTGTGGTTGATGGGGTGTCGTTAGTTGCTAACGATCGCGTCTTGGTTAAAAATCAAGCTGATGCGTCTGAAAATGGTATTTACGTTGTAACGAACGCTGGTTCGGTTTCTACTGACTGGGTATTAACACGTGCTGCTGATTTTGATCAATCTCCTGCCGGAGAGATTGAAGGTGGCGATTTTACTTTCGTTCAAGAAGGTACTGCTAACGCTGATTCTGGTTTTGTAGTAACCACGAACGGTGCAATCACTGTTGGTACCACTGGTATTAACTGGGCGCAGTTCTCTGGTGCTGGTTCTATCGCTGCTGGTGATGGTTTAACCAAAGATGGTAATACACTAAACGTAGTTGGTACAGCAGACCGCATCACAACAACTTCCGACGCTGTTGATATCGCGTCTACTTACGTCGGTCAATCTAGCATCACTACTCTGGGTACTATCAGTACTGGTACTTGGCAAGCAGATATTATTAATCCAGCTTACGGTGGTACTGGTGTAAACAACGGGTCTAGCGCGTTCACTCTTGGTGGTAATCTTACTACTAGCGGCGCGTTTAACACTACTTTAACTGTAACAGCTAATACTTCGTTAACGCTACCAGTTACTGGTACTATCGCAACTCTTGATGGCACTGAATCATTAAGTAACAAAACAATCACTGCTTCTAGTTTTGATGGTACTACATTATCTGCCTCTGGTAATATTACGTTTACCAACACGACAGATGCTACTGCGTTGGGAACTGCACCAGTTGTTATGTCTGGTGGTCTGTCTGTAGCTAAAGCCATGTTCGTAGGCACTAATATTACTGGTGCTGGAGCGGCAACTTCTACTCTAGATGGATTTGTTACTGACGGCGGTACATACTAAATAATTGGAGTAAAGGGGCAGTTTTTACTGCCCTTTAACTACCTCTACTAAATAATTGAGTAAAGGGCAGTTTTTACTGCCTCAACTACCTTTTTAGGAATTATTATGACAAATAAAGTTTTACTGAAAAAATCTTCAGTTGCAGCAAAAGCTCCCCTAACCACGGACTTAGAATATGGTGAATTAGCAATTAACTACGCTGATGAGAAACTGTATTTTAAAAATTCGTCAAATGTTATCAAATCTTTCAGCGCGACAGGCGGTTCAGGTACAGTCACATCAATTACTGCCGGCACTGGTTTAACTGGTGGCACTATCACTACTAGCGGCACTATCGATATTGATACCGCTGTAGTCGCTACACTCACTGGTACTCAGACACTTACTAATAAAACACTAACTGACAGTACCACATATTTTCAAGACGAGGCTGATAACACTAAGAAACTTCAGTTTCAGCTTTCTGGTATTACTACTGCTACAACAAGAACACTCACAGCCCCAGACGCGTCTGGGACTATTGCTCTGACCAGCAACAAATTAAGCGCGTTTGCCGCGACCACTTCTGCTGAATTAGCTGGTGTTATTTCTGATGAGACAGGTTCTGGTGCTCTGGTTTTCGGCACTAGCCCAGCAATCACTACTTCTCTCACTACACCAAGTACTTCATTTGATCTTGTTAATACAACTGCTACTACAGTAAATTTTGCCAATGCTGCAACTACTCTTTCTATCGGCGCTTCTACTGGCACAACTACTATTAATAACGATATAGTTGTTGCAGGTAACCTAACTGTTAATGGCACAACTACTACATTAAACACCACCAATATTACTGTTGATGATATTACTCTAGAACTTGGGGTAGTGACAACGCCAACAGACGTTACTGCTGCGGGTGGCGGTATTATTCTTAAGGGTGCTACGGATAAAACCATTACGTGGGGTTCAGCGAATGGCTGGACGTCAACGGAGTCTTTTAATCTTGCTTCTGGTAAAACATATAAAATTAATGGAAATGATGTTTTATCAGGATCAACTCTTGGCTCTGGCGTAACAGCTTCTTCATTAACTAGCGTTGGAACTATTACTTCTGGTACTTGGTCTGGTTCTTTTGGTGCAGTTTCTGGAGCGAACTTAACATCACTAACTGCTGGTAATCTATCAGGAACAATTCCTTCAGCAGTTTTGGGTAACTCAACCACTTACGTTGGTACTACTGCAGTTGCATTAAATCGCGCCTCAGCGAACTTAGCGTTAACTGGCATTTCTTCTATTACTCTTCCAGGTTCTTCATCTGGAACTGTTCAGATTGTACCAACTGCAGAAGTTGGTACTGGTACAGTTTTAACTATTCCAGCGACTACTGGCACGATTGTTACTACTGGCGACAGCGGTACTGTCACATCAACAATGATCGCTGATGGCACAATCGTAAATGCTGATATTAATGCTTCTGCTGCGATTGCTGTTTCTAAGTTGGCAGCTTCTACTATTTCTGGTGTTACATTAGGTAATAACCTTAATGCCCTTACAATCGGTACTGGTCTTTCTGGAACTTCATATAATGGTTCTGGGGCAGTAACCATTGCTATTGATTCTACTGTCGCTACATTAACAGGATCTCAGACGTTAACGAACAAATCAATAGCTGCGTTCGATCAAAAAACTGGTTCTACTACCGTTGCTAATAATGCAGTCATTCAAGCGTCTGTTTCAACAACTGCTCAAACTGCGGTAGATACTTTCGCTACTGCAACTTATCGTTCAGCTAAGTATATAATTCAAGTAACTCAGGGAACGAACTATCAAGTTTCTGAGATTATGGTTATTCATAATGGAACGACTACAACTATTTCTGAATATGCCATGATGAACACCAATGGTTCTCTAGCAACATTCGCAACAGATATTTCTTCTGGAAACGTAAGACTTCTAGTTACAATGGGTTCTGCAACAGCTGCAACTATAAATATAGCAAGAACGACCATTGTCGTATAATTTTAACTCGTGGATAGGGAAACGAGATGGCAAACGAATTCGTAGTAAAAAATGGTTTAATTGCACCAAATGTCCAGATTTCTGGTTCAACATCAGGAACAACTACATTAAATTCAGCAGCTACCGCATCTGGCACATTAACGCTTCCGGCAGCAACTGACACTCTAGTTGGTAAAGCAACCACTGATACTTTAACTAATAAAAGCATCAGCGGTTCTACTAACACTTTAACAAATATTGCAAACTCTGCACTAACTAATAGTTCTATTACAATTAATGGATCTGCAATTAGTTTAGGTGGAAGTGCAACTATTACCGCAGCCAATCCAAATGCTCTGACAATTGGCACAGGTTTATCTGGCACTTCGTACAACGGTTCATCCGCTGTAACGATTGCCATTGATTCTACAGTAGCTACGCTCACTGGAACTCAGACACTAACTAACAAAACACTAGTAGACGTAAACACAGAATTTATTGGTTCTGCTAATAACACTAAAAAATTGGGTTTATCCGCGTCTTTAATTCCTGCTAGTACAAAGTACACATATTCATTCCCAGTCGTAGCTGCAGACACCAACAACACCGCGAACGCGGCGACGGGTGCTGGTGCCGTTCTTGTCGCAGATCTTTCAGTACAGACGCTATATCACAAATCACTATCAGACGCCACCACGTTCTTTATTGACGACGTTGATGGTAGTAAGAAAATGCAGTTCCAGTTATCTGGCATTGCTGCTGGTACTACCAGAACTATTACTGTACCAAACGCGGACATTAATTTTACCACTGGTTTAGGCGTTGCCAACGGGGGAACCGGCACAACGACACTCACAGCAAATAACGTCATCCTTGGTAACGGCACCAGCGCGGTTCAATTTGTTGCACCTGGCGCGAATGGAAACGTATTGACCAGTAATGGCACGACGTGGACTTCTGCTGCGCCCACAGGTGGCTCGCAGACATACACTATTGACGGCAAAACTAGCGCGTACACGGTTTTGTCTACAGATCTTGGCAAGATCATCAATTGCACAGCTAATACCTTTTCGGTCTCGCTGACGGCGGCGGCTACGCTTGGTTCTGGTTTTAACTGTTGGATTTGGAACACTGGTACAGGGGCTATCACTATTGACCCGAGCGCTAGTGAGACTATTGACGGTGCAACTACGCTGATTTTGCGTCAAAACGAAGGTACGCAGGTTGTTTGTGATGGTACAAATTGGCTGACAGGTGGTAAAAAAACCATGCGAGGGTATACGGAGAACATACCGTCTACCTACGGCAAACCGATTGCATCCGGGGCTGGGGCGATTGCGCTGGGGAATAGAAATGGCGACACTGTTTATCTGTCACAGGCTACGGGCACTCGTGCATTCGCCGTAAACGGTTATGCCACCGCCAATTATTCATCAGCAATCGGACAAACTTCTGCGGGTTTAGGCGCGGAGGCTAATACGGGGGCGGGTGCAATGGCGCTTGGGGGATCTTACGCCTCCGGCGCAGATTCGTTTGCTGCTGCAGTAGCAACCAATACAAGCAGCTATGGCGCGACCGGGGCGAATAGTATTGCATTTGGATACCAAGCAAAAGGCAGTGGTAGTCAGTCTTCTGCTTTAGGTGGAAATACGGCTCTTGCATCTGGTAGTAATTCTGTAGTTGTAGGCGGTTTTACAAACACTGCAAGCGGGACTGGGTCTGTTGCTTTTGGTGGTTATTACAACACCGCCTCTGCAAGTTACTCGTATGCATCAGGTTATTACGCCAGCGCCGCTCAATACGGTAAACAAGTGTTTGCCTCGGGTCGATTTGCAGCTGACGGCGACGCCCAAGCAGGCAAGATGGTGTTGCGCATTTCCACCACTAACGCAACGCCCGCCGTCATGACCTCGGACGCGGGGGCTGCAAGCACCACTAACCAAGTCATCCTCCCCAACGACTCAACTTACGCTTTCCGCATTCTTGTCGTTGCGCGACGCACTGACGCAGATAACGAGAGCGCGGGTTACGAGTTCAGCGGTGTGGTGGACCGAAACGCCAATGCTGCGTCCACAGCTATTGTCGGCACAGTCGCCAAAACTGTCCTTGCGGAAGACACCTCCGCATGGGATGTCAACGTCACTGCAGACACCACCAACGGCGGGTTGAAAGTAGAAGTTACTGGCGAAGCGGCTAAGACCATTCGTTGGGTCGCTACTGTCTGGACTTCGGAAGTTACTGGTTAATTACATAAATTATAATTAAAGGAAACATCATGGCAATTCAAATCGACATCCAGACATCTCAATTCGGTGTCCCTTTTCAGGGGGCATATTTCCGTATCGTCGCGGCTGTGCTTACACGCCAACGTCAAGAAGACCCGCGCCACACTGTCATGATTGATGTGGCGGGTTATGCCACGCAGCCGCAGAACGAAGATACTAGAGAAGTAGACTTTAGACGGTATCACGCCTCTGCTTCTGAAGTATTCGCGCAGGATGGCGAAAACTTCTTGGCGCAATGTTATACATGGGTAATGTCACAACCTGACATGACTGGGTCTGAAGGAGTATAACGTGGCAATTCAAATCAATCATCAGACTAATGAGTTGACTGCCACCACGAATGGTATTAAAGCGAACATAGTGCCACGCGTCGTTGCTGCGGCAGCAACGACGGGTAACCTCACGATCGCGGGAGACACTACCGATGTATACAAAGCCGAAGGGTTGACTGGCGCGATCACGTTCCTGCAGCCAAGCGGAACTCCAGTAGACGGTCAAAGACTCATGATTCGCATCGAAGACAATGGGACAGCGCGGGCAATTACTTGGACAACTTCTTCTGGTGCATTCCGTGAAGTCGGCATCTCGCTACCGACCACCACTGTGCTGGGAAAGGTCACGTATGTCGGTTGCATCTACAACGCCACGGATTTATTTTGGGACGCTGTGGCGACCGTGACGCAAGCATAAAAATTAATACAGGATTAATTATGAAAATAGATTTTCAATTTCAAACAAAATATGGGACGTTCCGCGATGCGCTATCTCTTCCTGATGACCACGACATGACGTCTGAGAAAATTATCGAGATGCAGATCAATCGTTTGAATAATTGGATGTATTTGATTGAAAACCCACCAGAGCCAGAAATTGTCGATCTTGGTGGTGTGAAGTATGAAAAAGTTGTTTTGGATGGACAAACATTGCTTAAGCCTATTGAGAGTTAAACATGGCCAATCGCTATTGGGTCGGTGGAACTGCTTCTTGGGACGGCACTGCTGGTACAAAATGGGCAGCTACATCTAATGGTTCTGGTGGAGAGACAGTTCCTACAAGTGCCGACGATGTATTTTTCGATGCATCTTCTACCGGTACCGTCACGATCGCCGCTGGCAACACAGGCGCGAAGTCGATCAACTGCACCGGATTTACCGGAACCATCACAGGAACAGCCGCGATCACCGTCGCAGGCAGCATCACGCTTGTTTCGGGGATGACGTACACGCATACCGACACGGTCACGATAAGCGGTACAGGCACATTAACGACTGCAGGTAAGACGTTTAGTGGATTAACCATTAACGGTTCAGGAATCACAGTAACTCTGGGTGATGCATTAAATGTGTCTACTGCCAGATCTGTCACCATCACTCAAGGCACTTTTGACACAGCAAACTACAACGTTACTGCCCTTCAACTTGTTTCGTCGAATTCAAATACAAGAACCATCAATCTAGGATCTTCAACAGTAACATTAGCTGCCAGCGGAGCGTCAATTAACTTCGTAACAGGAACAAATTTAACATTTAACGCTGGCACTTCTCAAGTTAACCTACCCGCCACCAGTGCAGGTATTTTCGGAACTCAGACATATTACAACGTTTCTTTTACTGGGTCGGGAGCAGGAACTCGCACTATTAACGCCGCGAACACATTCAACAACCTCACTCTGACTGCTAGCTCGACTGGGTTAAGTGAACTTTCTGTTAGCGCAAATCAAACCATCAACGGTACTTTTACCTGCGCCGGGACAACCGTGACACAACGAGGGTTTGTTCGCTCCAACACTATTGGGACATCGCGTACTATTACTGCAGCAACTATTTCGGCAAATGATTGCGACTTCCGTGACATCACAATCGCTGGTGGAGCGGCAGGCAGTTCTCCGACTCGCGCAGGTGACTGCGGAGGAAACTCTGGTATAACATTTCCATCTGCAAAAACGGTTTATCGCGTAGGAACCAACACAAACTGGACGACCGCTGCGTCGTGGGCACCCAGTTCTGGCGGTACAGGAGCTAGCGAGAATTTCCCGCTCCCGCAGGATACTGCGGTCATCAACAACGACACGACGCTGACCGGCACTTTGTCGTTAAATGGCACGTACAACGTCGGAACACTTGATGCGTCCGCTAGGACTACCGGGATCACGCTCAGTTTTGCAGGAAATACATATTACGGCAACTTCACGCTTGCATCCGGGGTAACAGTCTCTGGTACGGGCATCCAGACGTTTTCCGGTCGCGGTACGCAGACTTTTACTTCTGCTGGTAAAACAATTACGTTCCCAATCACGGTAGACAAACCTGCCGGGACGTTTGAATTGGGCGACGCATTTGCGTCGAGCAACACCGTCACGCACACTCGCGGCACGCTTGATGCAAAAAACTACGCTGTAACATGTACGCAGTTCAATTCAAGCAACAGCAACACTCGAACCGTTACTATGGGTTCCGGGTTGTGGACGTTGAGCGGAACCGGAAACGTCTGGACGTTAACTACTGCAACTGGGCTTACGTTCAATAAGGGATCAGCCGACGTATTACTGTCAAACACCAGCACAACTAGTCGCGGATTCTCTGGCGGCGGGCAATCTTACAATAAGTTGACGATCGGCGGACCCTCTGGGTCGTCCCTAACAGCAATAAATCAGGTAAACACATTTACAGAATTAGCCTCTACAAAAACCGTTGCGCACACAATTCAGTTTAGCGCAAACCAAACGATCACAACGTGGACCGCCACTGGCACTTCTGGAAACGTTGTCACTGTCAACAGCAGCTCCGCAGGCACCCGCCGCACGATCACACTCACCAATAGCACCGCAGGAACGGTAGACTACATGTCTGTCACTGACATCGGCATTACTAACGCCAACCGCTTTTACGTCGGCACGAATTCGACAAATGGTGGCAACAACCTGAACGTTATTTTTGCTGCTGGTCCTAGTCCCTCGACCGGAAACATGTTCTTCATGTTCCAATAAGACCAGTACAAATATGATCAAGAACCAGTTTGATTAGATGCCTATTTTAACGCTATTTCCAGTTAAAAATATTCATAAATATATAATTAGTAATAACGAACAACGTACCGTTTAATACGTTCGTAAACAGAACAATTAAAAACATAATCGGGAAACTAAAATGCCTGTTGCATCTAGAGAACAATTAAAACGTTATGCACTGCGCGCTCTAGGTGCACCAGTGCTTGAAATAAATGTGGACGAAGATCAGTTAGAAGATCGTATTGATGAGGCATTAGATTATTGGAACCTTTACCACTACGAAGGCGTTGAACAAATTTACATGAAGCAACCGATTCGCGCTTCTGAGATCATTCTCAATACCCCTGTAGCTGGTAATTATCAAATTGCAGAGAAAATAACAGGAGCGGTTTCTGGCGCTGTTGCAGAAGTGGTTCGTGAATCAACTCGAACTTCTTCAGGAACATTGTTGCTAATTAAAAATATCGTTGGAACATTTCAAGTTGGAGAAACAATCACTGGTTCTAATTCTGGACAAACAGCGACTACTGTTTCTATTACGCTACGAGAATACGACAAAAGATATATCGAGATTCCAGATTATGTTTATGGTGTGACTAAAATTTTAGGTATGGGACAAGCAAGTTCTTCGAAGAACATTTTCGATTTGCAATATCAGCTGCGACTAAATGACTTATACGACTTAACTTCGACCAGCCTTATCTACTATAAAACAGTCATGAGTCACTTAGCTCTATTAGATTTAGAGTTAAACGGACATCAATTATTCAGATTTAATCGTCTTTCTAATCGTTTGTACTTAGACGCAAATTGGGCGACTGACTTTATTCTTGGCGACCATATTATTATCCAAGGATATCGTGCTATGGATCCAGCTACTTACAGTCGCGTGTTTAATGAACCCTGGTTAAAACATTACGTCACCGCATTATTCAAAAAACAATGGGCGACTAATATAAAGAAATTCTCTGGAATTCAACTTCCTGGTGGAGTCACTCTCGACGGAGATAAACTATACGATGAAGCCGTCACTGAAATTAAAGAACTTGAAGATGAACTGCAGAATAAAGCATCTCCATTAGACTTTTTCCTTGGATAATAATGAACTTGTTTGTTTACTGTCTAGCAGAGTTTAAACCAGCTGCATTATGGCAACTTACCAAGTGTAGGGGGTGTTAACATGGGTACAAATGTTTATTTTTCTCACGGTACTAGAAACGAACAATATCTTATTGAAGACCTAATCATCGAATCTCTTAAGATGTATGGGCAAGACTTTTTCTATATTCCAAGAACGTTAGTGTCAAAAGACGAAATTCTTGGAGAAGATCGTCTGTCTGAATTTAAAACAGCATTCCCTATTGAAATGTATTTTGAAAATGTAGATTCGTTTGATGGTCAGGGGCAATTTATACAAAAATTTGGTCTAATGGTTGAGCAGTCTGCAACTTTAGTCGTCGCTCGCCGTAGATGGGAACAGCTAGTTGGTCGTTATGAGCAAACAATTTTACCACACAGACCTTGTGAGGGTGATTTAATTTATTTTCCTCTAACAAAAGGATTGTTTGAGATTAAGTTTGTAAAACATCAAGATCCATTTTATCAACTTGGAAAGTTGTATGTTTTTAAATTACAAGTTGAGTTGTTCCAGTACGCTTCTGAAAAAATTGACACTGGTGTTGAAGAAGTTGATGTTTTTGAGACTTTAAAATCTATGACCACAAACACAACTCGTACTTTAAATGGTGGTGTTGTTAAGGTTAACGTCACTAATCAAGGGTCTGGGTATACTTCTGCTCCAACAGTTAAATTTACTAATTCTAGTGGTTCTGGTACAGAAGCAATCGCTGTTCTTGGACAAGGGTCTTCTGCAGGTAAAATTATCCGCGTAGATATTATTGCTACTGGAACGCGCTATCAAAGCACCCCAACAGTTGAATTTATTGGTGGTGGAGGTTCTGGCGCGGCAGCTACTGCAATTATTGAAAACGATGTCGATAAGATAGATTCTTATGGTGACAATAATAAATTTAAGGGTCAAAGCAGCGCTGTAGTATTTTCAGCACAAAATCCATTCGGCGAAATTGATAAAACTAAATTTGGTGATTAATGTTAAACAATAACGTATTCTATCATGGTATTATCCGTAAGTGTATCGTAGGATTCGGCACTGTATTCAGTGACATTTACATCGATCGTAAACTAGGAGATTCTGTAACAGGTTCAACAGTACAGCGGCTTCAAGTTCCTCTTGCATACGCGCCAAAAGAAAAATGGTTAGTTCGTTTAGACCAAGATCCAGATCTATCTAATAATGTTTATATTTCTTTACCAAGAATGTCGTTTGAAATTATTGGGTATAACTATGACGCGCAGCGTAAATTAAACCGCATGCAGCAAATTAAATGTGGGGATACAACAGGCTCAGTGTCCACCATGTACACGCCAGTGCCGTATAATATTGATCTATCTCTTTATGTTTTAACAAAAACGCAAGAAGATGGATTACAGATCATTGAACAAATTTTACCAACATTTACGCCAGAATATACTCTCACGTTAAATATCGTGCCAGAGATGAACGTTAAAATGGAAGTGCCTATTATTCTAAACAGCGTTTCTGTTATGGATGAATATGATGGCGATTTTCAAACTCGCAGATTCGTAACACACACGCTTAATTTTCAAATGAAAGTTAATCTGTTTGGAAACGTTAGCGGTAACGGCGTTATTGAAACTGTATTTGCAAATGTTGGAGAGAATGCAGATTTTTCCAACCCAAGCAGAACGTACACAGCAGAAGGTGATGCTAGTACAGGCGCTGTGATAAACGAACAGTGGTTAGACAACTTTTAACCATGGCAGAAATTTATAATTCCAACAGTAATCTTAAAGCAGCTGGAGTTGCTGTTGAGTTCACTCCGGAGGATGTGAAAGAATATATTAAATGTTCTCAGGATCCCATTTATTTTATTGAGAACTACTGTCATATCGTAACACTAGATCATGGGTTACAGTTGTTTAAATTATATGATTGTCAGAAACGAAAAATTGATATTATTCACAATAATCGTCGTGTGATATTGATGGAAGGGCGGCAACAAGGTAAGACAACTACATCTGCTGCATATATTCTTTGGTACACAGTATTTCAATCTAATAAGAATGTTGCTATTCTCGCAAACAAAAAAGACGCTGCGCGAGAAGTTTTGGATCGCTACCAGACGATGTATGAAATGCTCCCAAAATGGATGCAACAAGGCGTACTGACATGGAACAAAGGTGACATTGAACTAGAAAATGGTTCAAAAGTATTCACTGCTGCAACAGGAAAGTCTGGCATTCGCGGCAAGTCTGTTAACTTGCTGTACGTTGACGAAGCTGCTATTATTCCAAACAATGTAGCTGAAGATTTTTTTACTTCTGTGTACCCAACAATTTCTGCGGGGCAGACAACTAAGATTCTTTTAAGTTCTACTCCATTGGGGTACAACCATTTTTGGAAATTTTGGACTGATGCAGAAAAGGGTAGGAATGGGTTTGTGCCATTATTTATCCCATACTGGGAAATTCCAGGACGCGACGAAACATGGGCAGCTGAACAAAAAGCGCAGTTAGGTGAATTGAAGTTCACCCAGGAAGTATTATGTAACTTCTTAGGTTCTTCTTTAACTCTAGTTCGCGCAGACTGTATTTCCAAAATGAGCCCAGACGCTACAATCCACCAAAAAGATGGGTTGGATATATACGTAGAACCTCAAGCCAATCATACATATTGTATTGTAGCAGATATAGCAAAAGGTGTTGGTGGTAATTATTCGGCATTTCAAATTATTGATATAACAGATCTGCCGTATCGTATAGTAGGAAAATATCGTAATAATGAAATTAGCCCGATTCTGTATCCTAATGTAATACATAAAGTCGCAAAAGACTATAACATGGCATGGGTTCTACTTGAAATTAACGTGTCGGAGCAGGCAGCTCATATTCTTTATTCCGAGTTGGAATATGAAAATATTTTGTTTGTCACACGGCACACTAATGGTCAAATTGTATCAGGCGGCTTCGGTGGAGGCAAGACTCAATTAGGTGTAGTTACTGATAAGAAAATTAAACGAATAGGATGTCATAATTTTAAAGCTCTGGTTGAAGAAAATAAATTGATTATAAATGATGCCGATACGATCTCTGAAATCTCTACGTTTATCGAAAAAAAGGGTTCTTACGAAGCTGATGAAGGATATTACGATGATTTGGTAATGCCTTTGGTTTTGTTCGGATGGTTAACCACTAACTCATATTTTAAAGACCTAAATAATGTTAATCTGCGAGAAGCAATGTATCGTAAACAGATGCGGGCGATAGAGGAAGAATTAACACCATTTGGGTTCTATGATGACGGCAGTCCAGAAAAACCTCCGCTAAACTTCTAGAAAACTTGCAAAAACTAAATAAAATGTAGACATAGTTTTGTCTAGTAAAACTTATTAACAAGGAGAATTACAATGCCGTTTCAATTATCTCCAGGCGTTGCAGTCGTAGAAAAAGATTTTACTTCTATCGTCCCAGCCGTATCATCTTCCATTGGTGCAGCGGTAGGCGCTTTCCCATGGGGTCCAGTTATGGAACCTATCACCGTTAGCTCAGAAAATGATCTGGTGGCGCGTTTCGGAAAACCAAATGATAGTAACTTTGACTCTTTCTTTACTGCTGCGAACTTCCTGTCATACACAAATAACTTATTGCTAGTTCGCGCTGACGCTGGACATTTGAACGCGGTCGCTAATAGAACTGGTGGTGTGTCAAGTATCACAATCGGTAATGCCGGTTCTGGTTATTCTTCTACGCCACCAGAAGTCACCGTTTCTGCTCCTGATCAAGAAGGTGGCGTTCAAGCAGTGATTACTGCTACTGTTTCTGGTGGTGTGGTTTCTGCGTTAAACATTGTAACTGCTGGTACTGGATATTCTTCAGCACCTACACTCACAATCGCTGCCCCTCCATCTGGCACGACTGCAACAGCAACTGCTACTGTCGCTGCTGCTGGTGTTAAAATTAAAAATGGTGAACATTATACAACAAATTTCGTGAACGGCGCTGGAGTTGTAGGTTCCTGGGCAGCAAAATATCCAGGTTCTATTGGCAACTCGATTAAAGTTTCTGTAGCAGACTCTAATACATTTGCAGCATGGGCGTACAAAGATGAGTTTGATGCTGCGCCAGACACTTCTCCATTCGCGGCTTCTGTCGGTGGTTCTTCTGATGAAATGCACATTATCATTATTGATGAAGATGGCGCGTTCACAGGCACTCAAGGCGCTATTCTAGAAAAATTCCCATTTGTTTCTAAAGGAAGTGACGCTAAAAAGCCAGACGGAACTAACAACTATTACAAAGACGTCATTAATTCTCGTTCACAGTATATCTGGTGGATGGATCATTTAACCGGATTAACTAATGCAGGATCACAATGCGCTGGAACAACTTTCGCTGAATTGTCTGCTGCTAATAATGCGTCTTTAAGCGGTGGTACTGACGATTATGCTCTTAGCGACGGAGAAAAACAAAATGCGTTTGCATTACTAGCTAACTCTGAGCAGTATGACCTTAGCTTAGTTATGGCAGGTAAAGCGTCTGCAACTGTTGCTGAATTTATTATCAATGACATCTGCGAAACTCGCCTAGATTGCGTGGCATTTATCTCTCCACAAAATATTAGCAGTGGTGATGTTATTATCGGTTCTACTTCTAGCGAAGTTGATCAAATCAACGCATATCGCAATGAGCTGCCTTCTACATCATATGCAGTGATGGATTCTGGTTACAAATATCAGTATGATCGTTATAATGATAAATATCGCTGGGTTCCTCTGAATGGTGATGTCGCGGGTCTATGCGCTCGCACGGATTTTACTAACGATCCATGGTTCTCTCCAAGCGGTTTAAATCGCGGTCAAATTAAAAATGTTGTTCGTCTTGCGGTCAATCCAAACAAGACTCAAAGAGACACTCTTTACAAGAATGGCGTTAACCCTGTAGTAACATTCCCAGGAGAAGGCACTGTTCTATTTGGCGATAAAACTCTGCTGGCTAAACCATCTGCGTTTGATCGTATTAATGTTCGTCGCCTGTTTATTGTTATGGAAAAGGCGATCGCGACTGCTGCCAAATTCCAGCTGTTCGAATTTAACGACAGCTTCACTCGCGCGCAGTTTAAGAACTTGGTAGAGCCATTCCTTCGTGATGTTCAAGGTCGTCGCGGTATTACTGATTTCGTCGTTAAGTGCGATGAGTCTAACAACACAGGCGAAGTTATTGATCGTAACGAATTTGTTGCTGATATATTCGTTAAGCCAAATCGTTCTATCAACTTTATTACTCTGACGTTCGTTGCTGCTCGTTCTGCTATTAACTTCACAGAAATTGGCGCGTAATTAGGGATAAATAAGAGAGAACACAAGGAGAATTAAATGGCAAATATTGCTGATTTTAAATCGCAGATGATTGGGGGCGGCGCTCGCCCTAATCAATTTCGCGTGGAATTAACATTCCCGTCTTATGTAACATTGGGCGTAGTTGCTGGACAGAGAGCACAATTCTTGTGCAAAGCTGCACAGCTGCCAGCTTCCACTGTTGAGAATATACCAGTTCTTTATCGCGGTCGCCCAGTAAATTTTGCTGGCGAAAGAACTTTTCAACCATGGGCAGTATCAATTTACAATGACACCACATTCAATATTCGTAATGCACTAGAGCAATGGCAGTCTGGGGTGCAGAACTATAATACTACTAATGGTCGCACAAATCCAACAGATTATCAAGTTGATTTGTTAGTCCACCAATTAGACCGTAATGGCGCAACAATCAAAACGTATAAATTTGTTGATGCGTATCCAACTGCAATTTCTGCGATCGGTCTAGATTATGAACAACAAAATTCTATTGAACAATTTGATGTAGAGTTTACATTCAACTTCTTTACTTCGACTACTGGCGCAACTCCTGGCTTCGGTGTCAATGTTTCTATCGACACTCCAGTTGGCAGTTTCCCGCTATAATCAATTAAGGTTTTTACATAATGCAGATTTTTGGGTTTCAAATTAAACGTACTCAGGGGGATCAACTACCAAGCGTAGTTCCCCCTAGCCCAGCTGAGACAGGCGCTACTGTAGTAAACACTGGTGTTAATGCTGGTGGTTACTACGGTATGGTTATGGATCTTGAGGGTACGATTAAAAACGAGAATGACCTCATTCGACGTTATCGCGAAGTTGCGCAATATTCTGACTGCGACGGTGCGATCGAAGATATTGTCAACGAAGCTATTGTTGCTGATGAAGATCGTCATTCAGTCGAGATTATTCTTGATGAAGTTGATGTTTCTGACAACATCAAAAATAAAATTCGAGAAGAATTTGCTAATGTTTTAAAACTTTTAAAATTTAATGAACGAGCGCATGAAACGTTTCGTGCTTGGTATATTGATGGTAGATTATATTACCAGATTTTAATTGACGAAAACAATATCAAAAAAGGTATTGTAGAATTACGATATATTGACCCGCGTAAAATTCGTCGTATTAAAAACGTTAAAAAAGACAGAACTAAAGCTGGGATCGAAGTCGTTAAAGAAGTTGAAGAATATTACCTATACAACGATAAAGGAATCACTGAGCAAACGACGCATGGCGTTAAACTGGCACTAGATTCTGTAGTATATGTACCATCCGGTTTCGTAGATCCAAATACTGGTATGTCAATGTCTTATCTTCATAAGGCAATTAAACCAGTAAATCAATTAAAGATGATTGAAGATTCTTTAGTCATCTATCGAATTAGTCGAGCACCAGAACGTAGGATTTTCTACATTGATGTAGGTAATCTACCAAAATTAAAAGCAGAGCAATACGTCTCTGACATAATGAATAAGTTCCGTAATAAAATTGTTTATGACGCGACGACTGGTGAAACGCGAGATGATCGCCGCCATTTATCAATGATGGAAGATTTCTGGATGCCTCGTCGAGAAGGCGGTAAAGGCACAGAAATCACCACACTTCCTGGTGGGCAAAATTTGGGTGAAATTCAAGACATTGAATATTTCCAGAACAAACTTTACGGTGCACTAAATGTTCCAATTAGTCGCTTACAACAATCACAGGGATTTTCAATTGGTCGTTCGCAAGAAATTAATCGAGACGAAATTAAGTTTAATAAGTTTATCGTTAGATTACGTAAAAAGTTTTCTGCGTTATTCAACAATGCGCTTCGCGTTCAGCTAATAGCTAAAGGCGTTATCACCCCTGACGATTGGGATGATATTTGTTATAATATTAAATACGATTATCTTGAAGATAATCATTATGCTGAACTTCGCGACGCGGAGATTATGCAATCTCGTATGAATCTTCTTCAAGCCGTTGATCCTTATGTCGGTAAATACTACTCGATGGATTGGGCTAAAAGAAACATTCTTCGTATGGACAAGGATGAAATTAAAGAGATCGATAAACAAATCGCCAAAGAACAAAAACAATTGCTCAATATTGCGAATCAACAGGGCGAGGTTCAGTTAGCGATGCAGCAACCCATGATGGACGCCCAACAAGAACAACAACAGCAAATGCAACAACAAGACGCGCAGCAACAAGCAGATAATGCGGGCGAACAAGAAGTTGTTGACAACCAAGATTCACAACAGAAAAAAAGCAAGCCAGCGAAGTCTACTAGTTGGCCAAATTAATAGGAGAATATTATGAACCAGTCAGTACAACATTTAGTTGATGCTATCAAAACCGGCGACGCTATTGCTACTGAAAACGCATTCGCCATTGCAATGGCGGAAAAACTTGCGAGTAAAATTGACGATTTTCGTGTAAATATTGCGCAGAATATGTTCAATCAAGCCGAACCACAAGTGCAAGAGGATCTTTCTGAAAGCGAAGATTTAGCATTAGTGGTTGAAAACGCCACCGACGACTTTGACTCTGATGAAATTTCTCTTTCTGAAGAAGAAGTTGCTAGTTTTGTTGAGAAGTATGAAGGGTTCAAAAAGTTATCTGGCGAGTTAGCGGCGAAAGGCGCTAAAAATCCAGCGGGACTAGCAGCATGGATTGGTCGTAAAAAATATGGCAAAGAAAAGTTTCAAGCTGCCGCTGCCGCAGACAAAAAGATGGGCTAATGAAATATTCTGATTTTACCAAACAATTTAAAAGATCTGGTGTTATTGAAAGCGCCAGATCCTATCTTCATCTTATTGAAAAATTAGAAAATGGTAAAGTATTGATTGATGGTATTGAGACGAAATTTGATACTGTTAATGAAGCAAGACACCACGTTAAACAAGAACACGCGAAACATAAATTAGAAGAACAAGCGTCTAAAGAACTATACGAAGAACTGTCTGATAAAACTATTGCCAATATTATTAATCAACACCACAACATTAGGGTAACGGATACTTTGGTAGAGTCTTATAAGGAACTGGCGTCATCTCATATGTTTAGTGTGGACCCAGTTGTTCATAAAATCAGATTAATCAATAAATTAGATCGTTTGATTGAAAATAAATTACACTATCACCTTAAAGATGGTGCAATTGTAGCAATTAATGAACAAACGCAAGAACGACTAAATAATCTACTACAGAATCAACCAGATATTATTGATTATATGCGTCAAGATAAAAATAATTTTATGTATGTAATCAGCAAGTTACAGGAAAACTAAGATGGCAATGACCTTCACTACCGTTAGAAACACGAATCAAGAAGCTGTGATTCATTTTGAATCTTCTGCTGCAGAAACTGGCACTATTACTATCGCCAACTTAACCGCAGAAACTCAGACTCGTAATAGTGATAATCCTAAAGTTGATATTGTTAAGTTTATTTGTACAGGCGAATTAACATCACTAATTAAAATTCAGCGTAACAGTAAAGTTGTTATTGCATGTTCCCCAGAGAACGAAGCGGTGATTGAATTTAACGCATGGGGTATACCAGTAACAAACGACAACACAAGCGACATTGTTGTAAATAATGTTACAGCAAAAGCTGTAACGGGTTGGATTGTTCTTCGTAAACAAGCTGGATGGTCGACTAAGGTTGAGGAAGCTACTTATGGCGCATATGATGATACCACTCGCGTCGGCGCATCAACCACATTAAGCGGTTCACCGGATAAGGCATAACGATGAAACTAATCAAAGAAGATATTTCTAATACCAGGTTAATCGTTGAAGAAAAACTTGGTAAAGGTAAAACGTATTTTATTGAAGGTATTTTCCTTCAGTCAGCAATTAAAAACCGTAACGGTCGTATGTATCCAGAATCAGTTATGGATAAAGAAGTTGGTCGTTATATGCAAGAACAAGTTCTAAATAATCGCGCTTATGGTGAACTAGGTCATCCAGATAATCCAAGTATTAATTTGGACCGCGTTTCTCATATGATCGTTGATCTGCGTAAAGAAGGAACTAATTATATTGGTAAAGCAAAAATTCTTGAAACTCCTATGGGTATGATTGCACGAGGTCTGTTAGATGGTGGCGCGAACTTAGGAGTGTCGAGCAGAGCACTTGGAACTCTAAAAGAGTCAGACGGTGTCCAAATTGTGCAAGACGATTTTATGCTGTCAACAGCAGCAGACATCGTTGCTGATCCCAGCGGACCGAATTGTTTTGTTCAAGGAATTCTAGAGAACGTTGACTGGGCTTATAATGCCACAACAAACTCTTGGGTTATGGCAGAAAACATTAAACAACAAATAAAAAAATCTAGCGTTAAACAAGTTGCTGAAAATCAGGCAAAGTGGTTTGAAACTTTTTTAAAAACAATTAAATAATGTTTCATTTTACCTACAT